AGTTGATCATCAAGAACGCCAAATTGCTTTTCTAGGTCGGATATAAAAATCTTGATTGCTGGGTCAGCAAAGGCTAGACCTAGATTATTCAAAGTACGAGAAAGAACCCTCGCTGCTTTATCATCAGCTACGAAAGCATTGACTGCTTGCTTGCTATATTGGGCAAGTTGTCTTGCTCCAAAGGCTAGACCTAACCCCTTTGCTAAATCACCAACAGTTTTAGTTAATTTTTTTGCAGCTGTATCGGCTTGGTTAAAGGCTTTTTTGCCAGTATATTCTGCCGCTATATTAATGACTACGGATGGATCAACGGCCATTATTTTGCTCCCAACGATGCATAGAACTTATCTTTTGAGTTTTCAATAGCCCTGACAACTGCTGCGTTAGTCTTACCGCCATCTTCTTTCCATGCTCGAAAGATTGCGCGACCCTTCATCTTGCGTGTCCTACGACCTGCACCTGTCTGATTATTGGCATCTACTATCTGACCATATTGATTCATTGCTTCAATAAACATACTACCTGCTGCTGGGTTATTACTTCTAGATTGTTGCTTGTTGCCAGAGCGAATCATCTTGCCATAATTGGATTGACTCTCACGCACAACTCTAGCCATAGGAGCTTGTTCGCGACCATTAGGATTTAAGCGACCAGCAGTCTCATAAATTGAACCAGCAGCAGATGCATTAACGATACGCGCTAACGCTCTAAATCCTTTGTCATTAGGTCTTGATGGAGTGGTCTTATACCCAATACCACGTTTGGCTTTGCCCGTACTCCACTTACGATCAGTACCCCAAATGGTTGAACTACTTTTACCCCATCCACTTAAAGGAGATTGTGAAGGAATAAATCCTCTAGCTTTAGCCGTAATTGGCTTAAGTAATAAACCTAATTCATTTTGAGTTTCTTTGGCTAAATCTGGGCTAAAGTTTTTGATAGCTTTACGGAGTGCGATTGCGCCCTTTATTTCTGTTGGCATCGCTTATCTCCTTTGCTTCATCTTTAAGACCTTCCAACAAAGCCTGAAGCATTGTCGGGTCTAACTCTAATAACTGCTGTGGCGCGACCCCCAACCTTATGCTCAGACGAGCAATGAGGTAGGTGAATGGAAGATCGCGCTTTAAGACAAAGGGTCTGAGTCCAACACCTCAACACTTTTAAGAGTGCTGATGAAAGTCTCTAACCTTGCATCTACTGGCTCACCTGACCGCTTAACAACTTCATGAGCTAAAAAATACACTTGGGTCTGAAGTTCTTCCTCACGAAAGGCTTTGTGAAACCCAATCTTGTAATGCTGTTCGAATAGATATTCGATAAGAGGAGTTACTTCCCCTTGCACTACTTTTCCATCTGCGAATGTAATTTTTAACTGTGCCATGATTTGCCCCTTTGTTTAGTTGTTTAGAATGTGCCTGTGGTTGCTACTGTGATTGCTCCTGAGACCTGAAAAGTCAAGCTCTGCATTCCTAGGCTTGCAACATCTCCCGCAATAGGAGTAATCGTATCAACCAAGATTAGCCCACTGTAAAATGGGTTAGCAGCTGAACCTGATGCTGATTTATCTAGTGCGCACTTGAAGTATGCATTAGTAGCAAATAGAGTGTTGAGTGATTGCAATACAGCAGTAGCTCCATCATCATTGATTAGATCAACAGTAATGCTGTTATTCTGCAATCCAGCCACATAACGATGACCTGTGTCGCCCATCGCTGTGGTCTCAATCTGATCTACAGAACGAGTCAATGTGAAGCTTGTTACATACGCGCTAAGATCGATTGAGGCAGGGTCTGTTGCTCCTACTTTGAATCCAACCTTATTTACGATTCCCTGTGCCATTTTTATTCCTCATCTTTCTTAGTGACTGGTTTTGGTGCTGTTGCAGTTTGACCGATTCGCGCGAGCCATTCTGCGTTTGCTTTGTCGTTATCGGACATGATTAACTCCAACTTGTTAGAATTGATACGGACATCTCGCAACTGAGAAGGTCTCCCGAAGCAGCATTGAGAACGCTAGGTGCGCTTATTGCGCCTACATTATAGGTCAAAGAAGATGCAGCAAGTAGGTTAAACACTCTAACTACAAAATCTTCTATGCCATTAAGATTGCCCTCGTTGTCAAATAAAGGGGTTGTGATAATTATCCGAAAATTGGCAAAAGGACTAATTGAAATCTGAGAGTTATTATTTGGTGTTAAGTATGGATCATCTGGACTGACTATGACTGAGTTAGCCAATACTGTGGCAGGCGGGAATGCAAAAGTCTGCCATTTTGAGTTATCGACTAGAGCTGTGGCAAGTGTGGTTCTAAGTGTCGTAATAGCAACTGGTGGCATTATCCGACCATCGAGTTAGGGCTTAGCGCGTGTGCTATCAATCCTCGCACCTTAGCGAGAAGCTGTGCGCTCATTCGGTAAGGGCTTGGCTGGAAATCAACAAGGTTACTGCCTGAAAGGGTCGCAGTACGCGCTTGCCAGATTTCGACAGATATCATCAAAGCTGCATTCTGTATTGCTGTGTCTGCTGAATAATCGGTTGCTGACCCTGCAACAGTTCCAAAAGGTTGGATAGCGTGAACAGCTTGATCTGCTCCAATAGCAGCATAAGAAAGTGAATTAGAACCAATGGCAGTAATTGTCTTTGTGCCGTTATATGGGCTTCCGTTTTTTGTGATGATTATGCTCTGACCAATATAGAAAGTTCCAGAAATGTTTGAATCAAAATAAAGAGTTGCCACATTATCCGTAATGCTTTGATGAGTATTGTAAATCTCATTCTGCCAAAGCATAGGCAGTAAAATTACATCTGTAGCATCACAGACTTCTTGTAGCGTAGCGTCAGGATACAGGGTGCCAACACCGAGCGTTGTGCGTAATTCACTTACTGAGGTTAGCGCCATCCTGATTCCTTTCTAAAGACTCTAGGGGTCAGAGGGCTACTGACCCCTAGAGCGACTTAGTGTGGCTTACGCCTTGTTATTCTTAAATGCGCCTGCGCCGACCTTAGTAGCGATTGCTCCAAAGCCGTAGTAGCCGATTGTTACCTGTCCTGCTGCAGTTGATTCTGCGCGTAGGCGGTAAGTTGGTGACTCATACCATGTGTATGCATCTGGGTTCACGATAAGAATTGTTCCATCGCCATCGCCAGCGTTTGTTGGATCTACATAGAGGTTAAGTCCTGCAACATTACCTGTGAGTGATGTTGGTGCTACTTGACCGCCTGCGTTCATTGGCTGTGAAGCTGTGTAAATTGGACGACCTGCATCGTTTAGAGACATGATGTTTGACCATTGTCCTGTTGATACGACCATGTTGCGAGCAAATGGATTTGGTAGTCCTGCTGTTGCTGCATAAACAGAAGCTGAACCGCGAGCAACAATGCCTAGCAATTCTGCTGCTGTTGGATATGTAACTGTTGTTGTTGCATCTAGTGATGCACCTGCGATAAGAGCAGCGTTTACTGCTGCGTTAGTTGTCTTTGCGTAAGCTGCTGCCATGTTGCGCACTAACTCATCAAAGAATGCTGGAGATGTACGATCTAGCAATTCAACAGAGAATGTCTGTTGTCCAGCGTACTTCTTAACAGATACTGACAAGAACGCTGAGTTCTGATCTGTCTCTGTAAATGCTGCGCCTTCTGCAACTTCACCAACTGTTGGCATTACTGTAATCTTTGGAATCTCAAAAGTCATACCTGCATCTGGCAATACTCCACGAGAGATTGCATCGATTGAAGGACGAATTGTTGTGCCGAGTGGGTTGATGATTTCAGATAGTTGGCGTGTTGGTACTAGACCAGCGTTGTCTGTTGTGTCATCTGCTGCGCGTAGGTACTGACGAGCATCTTCATCACCTAGTGCTGCACGAATTGTGTTTTCTGCATACTTAGCTGCAGTGATTTCAATGCGTGGCTTTGTGAAGTATGCTGCTGAAACAGTTGGGCGAGCAGCTTCAACCGCTTGTGCTTCAACTGGTGTTGCTTCGACTGCTGAAGTGGTTTCTTCCACGGTGGCTGTCTCGCTTTCTGTTGGTAGGGTTTCTTCTTCT